AATAATAAATATATATATAATGTGCTGATCTTCAATTGAGATGAAAATTTTTATAGCGTTCGATATAAAGATTGGTGGTCTTTATAGTGTTCCCGGCAAAATATCCTTCAATCTTTAGCTGCTCAGGTATTGTTATACCAAAAGCATTTTCGAAGGAGTACCTAGTACTATAGGCGATCTCCTTCACTTGTAAGCTACTTGGATTGTAGGACTTTGCCACGGTCTTGTCTATCCCACCGATGGGCCGGGATCCTCGTGATTGCGAGATGAGCCATAAGGCAAAAGACTGTAGCAAAGGGACACCGGCTGAAACGGCTAACTCGCATAACCCGAGTGACCCGTAATATCGCCTTAAGGTGTCGCCAGTATATAACTTGTCTGTGTAGCACAACCTAGACATAGCCCGCAGAGGAGTTTTTACCATCATGCATTCCCCTGCAACAAAGACAGGGGAACTCTGGCAATAACTTATCTCCTCTATAGTGTAAGCCACTTTGTCTAGGGTGGTCTCCATGTTCAAGTAGGTAAACACGTTTAACAACTCATTCATATCGACTGCTCCTTCAAAGACACTCCGCTCCATTATAATAATAGAGTCGTCACCATTAACAAATACATGGTACTTCTCAATATCCAGCATTGCCAACACGGTTTTAATCATGTTGTAGTTGGATGTTCCGTTTTCATCTGAGGTAGTATATTCCCCTGAGGCTCTTTTCCCTGACGCCTTAACGTAGATGCCACACTGAGTGACTAACCTACTCCACAATTGCTCATTCAGCAATCGCTTCAACAGTTTGGACTTGCTAAGCGCATTCCAAACCGTATGGGCGACCTTCATATGATCGGTCATAAAATGGCCGTCAAAGCATTTGTGGTCTAGGCATATACCTACTGGGGATTTGAACCCTGACCAAGCCTGGTGTATTAATGCACCAATCGCGTGACCAGGATAATTTTTCGTGAAAACAGTGTTGAGTTTTTGTCCATGTTCTGTGTACTGCTCGCAGGATTTTAATCCAAGAGTAATTGGTAGGAAGGCTCGTTTAAACGAGTAAAGGTATTTGTAGTCCCTAAACTGTATCAGTCTGGGGGCCTTTCCGTCACTAATCTTGCCAAGTGGGATCTTTTCGAACTTGACGAAAGCCGATATTCGTGACGTGCCGCCATTATGAACCGTTCTCCTTTCCCTAATATCGTGCCACGCTTGTTCATAGCGCTTTTTAATACTAGGCCGGGTGTGTTCCATGACGACCTTATGGGACACGGGGGTATAAACGAAACCCCCGTCCACAAGCAAATCCTTCATTTTCTTCCATTGATCCAAATACTCTCTCTGCACGCAGCTCGCCTCTACCGATAATCGGGCGGGCAAGTTTGGTATGAAATGTCTCCGTTGGATCGCATCCATCTCATTGCAAGGGCATTTGTTCCAGTAGCCTTGTTCTTCTAGGCCTGGAAAGTCGGCTATTTGGTAAAAATAGCTCTGCTTATGTGAGTCTGCACAAGTCACGTCCACCTTACGAATTAAGCGTCTGTTTTTACTGTCGTAGTTTGACCACGTCTCGCTCTTACCATCGAGTCGAGGGAAACCTGGGGCATTCATTCCCAGGAGTGCATCCAAATGCGATCGGTCTCCTACTTCAGTAATTTCTTCGTTTTTGACGCTAGCCCCGCAGCACGTCGCAAGGTGCCTGTGCAAACACGCTCAAGCCTGTTGTTTGGCGAGCTTGACACTTTTCCAAAGTCCAGTAGCCTTCTTTATCCTACTACTGTACTTCTCGCCTGGTTGTCCAAGCGGTGAGAAGACTAAGCCTAAATCTCCCTCAAGTGTCTTATTGTGGTGAAGTAAAGAATCATAGTTGTCGGGATTCTTCATTCTTGCGCGGAACTCCAACTCCGCATCGTCTATAAAGTAAGCAGCCATGACCGATCGATTCATGATGTCGTAATCATTATCGTTATCCATGGCGTTACCAGCCTTCAGCAAGTACAATCGCGCATCTGCTACCATCTGTTGAATGACGGCAGCGTCCCTGCGCTTCATAAAGTACTTGCACTTGAGGTAGTAAGTTAGCGGCCCGTCTGCGTAGATGTAACGCAGTGCCTTGTACCGCTTGAAATCACTCCTCCGAGGTATGACGAATTTGGCCCTGTCTTTGTAGGAGCCTAGAGTAGCTTGGCAACCCTGATCATCAGTCATGGTGTTGCAGCCCGTACTCACCGATACGGGGTGGAAGCTGTTTAGTGGAGCCCTCCACTCTGTCTTTATTGCCTCGAGTATGTTACGTTGGATCGGACCATCCAACTTGGGCAATGGATTCCTCATGTCCGGTGTTACCTCTGTTACCCGCTCTATCTTCTTGTCCTTGATAGCCGCGGCGAGGTTAGTGAGGCTCATAGAGCGAACGACTCTCTCGAGGATAGTGGCGTCCTCTTTGTTTATTGGGTGTCCCTTAGGATTTTTCTCATTCTTGTTAACAAGCATGCGATCAATCTTAGGACGAATTAAGTTTAAGTCCACATTTAATACCTTCGTAAGCCCGTCGCCGGTATCGGCGACCGTGGCAATGCACTCATCCATAAGCGCCGAAAATTAATTCGACGTTTTGATGAGCTGTGCCTGGAGCTCTTGAGTTGGGACTACACGCTTATCGTCCTTGACCACTACACCCCCGACTAGTGAATGTTTCTCGTGGTTGACGACCAGGGGTCGTCTCTCTATGCCTGCCGCTCTCAACTGGTAATCGACTATGGGGTCTCTGGTTTTTGCGACGTGGTTAATTTCAAGCACTTTGTAGGTCTCTACAAAACGCTTGGCCTCGGCCACAGCTGCCTCACCCCTCAGTCCCGATTTGTACCAGTGCTTGACCTTGGTAACAAGGCCAGCTTTCTTATCGGCAAGCTTCTTACGTACTTTGTAGGCGTCCCGGTTGAACCGGGCACCATTAAATTCGTAATCACCACTTTTCACTTTGTCGTAATGTTCGTGTGCAGACGCCGCCTTTAGCGGCAATACTTTGTATTCCAACGGCCGTAATGCTAACTCTGTATTAGCTGGCGCAAATCCAATTGGTAGTTGAACTTGCTGTTGAGCCCTAGGCTCGATATTCGCTGGTCTATAAATAAATTCTGCGTTCATAACATATTAATGGAAGTTTAGATTTACGTTCTAGGTCCTTACCATGACCAACGCCCGAATTGTTTTGCCGGTACGGGGCCCGGCATGATGGCTAACCCAGACTTAACCAGGACTACTCCGTCACATCTTGTCGCAGGATGATGCCTCCTCCAACACTACATAAGTCCGATTAGCGGTTCACGCTCGCCCGGGGTTGGCCCGGCACTCGCGATCCCCGCGTGACCTTATTAAGTCCCTAAGGGACTGTAGATTCACTGTTAGAAAGACTTTTCTATAACCAGGAAATTGTTCTCAGTAAGAACATTGACCAAGCTAAAAGAAGCAAGTTATCTTGACGTAATGGATTTTCGTCATGATAAGACACGTACGGCGGAGGCAACAAATAGTCACAACAAAAATGTTTGGAACAATTTTCGCTCTAACAATCTATCGCCCCTAATAGGCCGGCGCCCGTTTGAACGAGCTGAACAAATCATGCATCTGTTCGCCGCGGTTGTTCCGTCGTAACGGAAACAAT